ACCCTTCTCCTACTAATGTAGCTCCTAAAGCAAGCGGAGCTACTGCTGTAGATGATTTAGCTAGTCCACTACCTGTAGTTGCAAATCTTTTAGCTGCTTCTTCTCCTCCTTTTTTAGCAAGAGTTGTAGCTATATCGGGTACTTGGGCTGCAGCGCTTGAAACTGCTTGGGCAGCTTTAGCTTCTCTTTGTTCCGCAAGTTGTTGCTCTCTTTCTTCTTGAAGTCGAAGTTCTTCATTTGTTGATGCTATTTGTTGAGCATTTATTTGCGCTAAACTTTGTTGTGCTTGCCCTTGATTTGCAGTTGTCTGCATAGTAGTAGTTTGGACAGCAGCAGGCAAAGACGAGGCTTGCTTTTTAATTCTTTTATTAAATCTTTTTGAAGAATTAAAGTATTTCTTGGTGGATTTCATTATCTAAATGATTTACGGAATTTGGTACCTGCAGCGTATAAATGTATTAAATTTTTAGTAGAATTGTTGCATATTAATCTAACTCCTAAGTAGTGATCTACGAATTTTCTTTGCTCGTACCATTGCTTATTAATGTCAATGTAATTTGCATTAACTACTCCTTCTTCAGTAAACATAGATAATGTTTGTGTTGGAGCGGATACTGAAGTTGTAAAATCTTCTTGTACGTTAGGGGCGTTGGTAATTAAATCTGCAGTTAAAGGTTCTACTAAAGACCTGTCTCTAAAGTCATTTATATGCCAAATTTTATCTGCTAATCTTGTGTTGGTTAAATATAGAATGTCTGTTGGCTCTCCAGATATTTGCTGAGTATTGTAAACATAAAAGCTTGTAAATCCTGGAGAGGTGTATTTATTATTTTGTGAGATATTTACTAAGTTATCAGATTGTATTTCTGACCAATAGTAAATATTAGTAAATATTTTAGACTGACCTGGGTTGCTGTTATCTATGTATTCAAACTCAAAGTTATTTACCACCCCATAAAAATTACCAGGGTTAGTGTAGTCACTGTGCTCCCAGATCTGTCCAGATTCTACATCTGCAAAATTAACTAAACTGTAGTATTCAGAAGGAGTGTAAGAATACAATCTTGGGTTGTAGCTGTGCCTACTTCCCCAAATTTTAAGTTCTGGGTAGTAGGATATTGTCCAACCTTTTTGTTTGAATGCAAATTGATTATTGTACCCAATGAACTGACCAGTTTTATTGTTGTAAAATTGATTATTAATTACTTCAATATTTCCTTGGTTAAACAAGCTTAAAAATGCTGCAGTAGGTACAAGCTCTCTTTTAGTTAGAATGATTCTTTTAAATTTAGGATCGTATGCTGACGTAAATCCAAAAGATGATGTTGGGGCATCTAATCTTACATTAGGATCTGCGGATAAATCTACCCCAAAATCTTCCAATACAAATGGGAGGTTATCATTAAACCATTTCTCCATTCCAGCAGCACTAATTTCAAGCAGTTGTTGAGTAAATAAAAATACTTTTCTAGAATCTCTATTTACAAAGAAGTGCCCAAATCTTGTAGTGATACTTGCAAATTGCGCATCAGTCCCCCCAAAACCTTCGTTAGATGGAATCAATTCGTCCGGAGTTTGTGCAAAAATGTCTCCACTTCCTATGAAGGCTTGGCTAGCATCTGCTAACTGTAGGTTTTGTTTACCTTTAGTTACGAATATAGATTTTTCTGTGTGTATATAAAGCACTGCCGAGAATGTAAACAAATCCCAAACATCTCCCCTGTTTTTTGGAAGGTCTTTAAATTCTAAGGTTAGATACTTCCTATACATATCATTTATTACACCTTCGTCGAGATTGCTTCGTATTACTCTAGTTGGGTAGAATTTTATATCATCTAATTTTTTAGGGAGTGGAATTGCAACTCTTAAATCTTGATTTAAAGAGTAGTTATTCATATAGAGTAAATTGTCTATATGAGTCCCATCACTTGCAGGAGATTTAAATAAAACAGAAGATGCAGTACTTCCGTCAAAGAATCTTCCATCCTTCTCAAGCACTCCTGAATCTGAAGAATGTCTATACCCTATTAAATCGTCAGATTCGCAGAAGAAGTAGAATATTGTAGCAATTGGGGTATTATTCCCAATTGTCCATCTGTATGGATCTCCTAAGTCGCTGTCAGCAGCGTCTGTGCTTAGAACTACATCTGCATCTAAAGCTGGGGGCCATACCATAGTATTTCCTGTCATACCTGTCGACAAGTCAAAAGGAATGTCACTTATTGCGTTGCTTCCTAGCCAGTTGTGATGCCCATAAGAAAGCACAGTACTTCTAAATCCGTATCTAGTTATGTACGTATCTCCCCCAAATATTTCATCAGAAGTAGTACCTTCAAAATAATATTTATTATCCTCAGGGTCATACCCTGATTCTTTATCTACATTTTTTAAAGACTTATAATACCCTGTCCATACTAACTGTTGCTCATCAAAAGAATCATAGACGTTTTCTTTAATGCTGCAAAGATTTATTAAGTAAGTAGTAGGATGTCCTCCAACCCCCGAAGTAGTTGTATTATCTATGTACGGGGAGTTCAAATTAAGTACCCAATTTAAATTAGAATCTAATCCTTGGGCTGGGTTTAACCACCCATTGTTTGGATACCACCAAAATCTTCCGGAATTATCTATGTCTACAGGACTATTAAAATTAGGATTTAAAAGAAATCCAACTAACGTAGGAAGTCCAGTACTCAATCCTACGGCTATAGCAGATTCTCCTGCAAAATTTAGCAAGTATCTTGCTCCGTGATATGCTCCAGAATCTGTAGATTCTAAATGTGTAGCCCCAGGTAAATATGTAATACTTTTAGGTTGGATAGTGTAGACAGTCTGTACATTGTTTAGCTTATTAGCTTCTACAGGGTTTTGTAAGTAGAATTGCTCAGAATATGTTACAGTTTTGGGTTCATGGTAACCTGCAGCTAAAAATACAGATGTAGCCCACGCTCTAATTGCAGTAGATGCTATGTTATCTGGATCATTTGGGTAGGATGTGTTTCCTATTTCAGAGTTAGGTCCCCACTCAGTACCAGGAAAAGTTTTATATCCGGGAGGATAAGGTCTATCTTTTGCTCCAGGGCCCCCTGCATAGTATCTAAATGTTAAAATACTTTGAACATCTATGTGAGATACACCGCTAAGACTGTGCTTATTTTTAAGAAGATTAAAATCATGTAATTTAAATACAGAGAACCCACGGTATAGTGCTCCAGAGTTATCATAAAATTTGGATGCAATTTTTGGGTAGTAATTCATGTTGGGGGGAATGCCTCCATACATCCACCACGCTCTGTGATACGGCCCAAATTTAGCTGCAGCAGTATACATTCCAAGAACAGTGTTTGCTCTTAATGCAGAAGGTACAGGAACACTTTGCCCAATAATAGTTTTATCTTTCTGGTTTCTTTTAGCGTAGTAAATTTTATACCCTTGTACTTGTCTAAGTATAAATTTTGGGATATGTATGTTATCTAACTGTACTCCTAAAAGACGAATATTTTCTGCTAACTCAAGAGTTTGATTTTCATTATTTTCCCCGAATAAGTTTGGGGTAAATTGATTAATAACATTTGAGTTAGCATTGTCCCAAGATTCTATCCCAGTTATAAATGAGTAATCTGAATGTTTGTTAGATGGCATTTTATGGTGCCTAACTTTTTCTCCTTGCAGATCTCCCACTTGAGTAGGGGTACCCCCGTCTGTAGTTTCCCAGACAGTAAAATCATCGGTGTTTGGGTAAAATTCGTTTGCATTTTCCCAATAACTTGTAGACACATTTACTCCTGCAATTTCTTTAAGAATTACTTGAGTATCTGTAAATTGGTGCAGACTAGAGTTTTCGTATAGTTCCTCTACTTCAGAAGTATTAAACCCCACATTATCTTCAAAGTCAGATGGAGAATGATCTCTAAGAGATTCATTTTCTAAGTATCCTGTATCTCCAATAGTTAAAGGGGGTCTACCAGGAATGTGGTAAGCGTATGTCTCTGTTCCGTCTAGTAAAACGAATGATATGTAAAAAGCGTAAACTTCAGACCTCCTAAAAGATTTTTTGTTGTAGGATAAGTTTATGTCTTTATACCCTTTTCTAGTTTGCCCTGAAAATTTATTTTGCTGTTCTGGGGACAGGTCTTCGTGCTCAGTAGTTTGTACTGGCTTGTACGTACTTTTTATAGTATCTCGAAGTTTAAAATCTGGGGCAGTAGCGTCCGATAAAAGGTTTGTATACCCTTTGTTAATGTTTAGTACGTCAAAATGTCTAGGGTCAAATCTTTTGATTTCTTCAGTTACTGCTCTAAGAGTAATTGAGTTTGCAAATCTTTGGAACCCAATATCCCCACGAGCTTGTAAATTAGATAAGTATAGTTTATTATCTAATTGAACTATAGTTTTTGCAGTTTCGTATCTAACAGAATCTAAAATTACTTCGCTGACAGAAGATTGAGCTACAGTTTCTAATCCTGTATATGTAACAGATTGCTGATCAGTATCGGAATTTATTTTTACTGGGTCTAGTGCGTATGCAAATTCACTTGATTCTTGATTTTGCCCTCCCCCAAATCTTTGTATCACTACAGGTTGAAGGAATGTGTAGTTTCTAGCATCTTCAGGAATTGTAAAGTTCCAAGTAATAGATTTATTGCTTTGAGAACCTTGAGGATCTCCTGCTATAGATTCTGTTGGGATAGAGTCTTCGTGGGCAGTAACTATGTGTACAGCGTTAGATGTCACTAAATAATTTGTAGTGTTTCTATCATCATCCATGTACGCAAGGGCAAGGTGGTATGTACCACTTACTACTCCTCCCCCTTCTACAATATTTACGGTTGTAAACTCTGGAATAAACCCAGAGTGCAAAAACAAATCAAGTTTATCTACGGTGTATGATTCTTCTGTAGTGTACAGTATAATTTGGTCAAACGTAGTTGGGTTTTGTATAGAAGAAATGTAGTTTAATTGTGCAGTTACATCAAATACACGTGGGGGATTGTATTCATCTATATACTCTATCCCTGTGTTAGGTTCGACTACTTTAGATATGTAGTTATCTGTGAAATAAACTTTAATTTGGTTTTTACTATCTATTTTAGCTGTAGCCTCGATTGTATAATCTTCTTGAAAATTTAAAGCATTATTTCTATAGAGTACTTCGTATCTGTTTTGTTTTGGGGTAGCTAGAGCTATTATGTTGTTCCCGTTAAGATCTCTGTTATCGTCTATTCCGAATATTACAATTCTTCCATCTTCTAATGCGCATTGACCAATAATGCTTATTATAGGATAGTTTGGGGAAGAATAATCTCCTATAAGCTTATTTCCTTGCTCATTTACTACTGCACCTTTTGTGTAGTAGAAATTTGCATTAAGAGCATCTCTATAAGTACCTTCAGGCATATCAACGCGCTCTGCGTCTTTATGCATACCTTTTAAAAACTTCTTCACAATCCGTAAGTGTTAGCTGATCCTCTGTGTAATGTTTCTCTAGTTCCGAGGTTTTCAAACCCAGCTGAATGTCTGTTAATGTTTGGGATAAGTCTAACCCATTGATTCATAAATGATTCATATCTATCAATGTCTGGGTAATTAGCTGCGTTTCTAGCTTGGGTGCAATAGTATTTCCACTGTTGCTCAGCAAATACATAGTTTATCCCATTCTCAACAGGTATTTCTCCACCTAAAAGCATTTTCTTATACACATACCAAAACATAGCTTCTTTAAAGCTAATATCGTCTGGTACTAGTGGGTAACAATCTTCATCTGTTGGGAATGCTTTGTAGCTTAAACAAACTTTGCCTGAAGCAAAAGAAGTTTTAATTCTATCATTTTCGATGAAATAACACTCTTTAACGGTAGTAGTTTGATTTACACACTCTGGGCAGGATTCTGCATTTGGGAATGCTGTAGTACAGTAAGCTAATGGGGTAACCATAGAGCTGTCTGACATGTAAATATTTTCAAGAACTACAATTCGAGAGTTAAGCTCTCTTATTTGATAAGTCAAATCTTGGTTAGGGTTAGATGCTAACTGTGCTTGAATATCATTTACTTGAGATAATAACTCATCGAGTTCTGTTTCAATAGATGGGGCTACAGCATTATTTACCCCAACCATTTGAGAATAATAAAAGTCATTTGGGAGCACGCCTTTGTAATTAGAAATTGGGAGCACACAAACTTTAGTTTCTAGTTGTGCTGAACTCCCAATGTGTTCTAATGCTTCCCCAATCCATTCAATGGCATCATCTACCCAGTTGTCATTGTTTGGGTTAAGGTCTCTAAATACCTTTCTCAAAATAACCTTACTAGATATGGTTTTATATATTGCCATGTTTTTTGAATTTTAAGTAGGCGAGCTCGTCTTTTTTTAATAGTGCTGTTAGTTTTTCTTTGTTTCCTTTTAGTCCTCTTGTCGGTGTAAATCTGTATACAGTTTTGTTAGGGATTTTGCATCTATGTTTTTCCCAATGATATTTACAATACCAAGGATCTGTATAGTATATAAACCATTTCTCTCCTTCTCCTGTTTCTGGGTCAAATAACTTTGCCCCTTGTTTTATAAGCTCTTGTTTGTATTTATTGCTTTCCCACCAATCTATGGTTGGGGCAGAAGGATTACGTTCCACACGTCGAACAGAGATATTAGAAAGGTTACTTCTCATATTGAAAGCTTTCCCTTCTAATATCACGTTCTCTATGATAGATATATTAAACTCCTCACAGATGTTTTTGAACGTAGATTTGTCTACGGGTGATGCTGCATTGGCTCTGTAGTGTTTATATATATCTGTCAATGTATGCATTATCCTTTTCTAGCCATTTCTTGGAACTTCTTTTTACCGTATTTTTTCCTCCCAACTGAAGCTGCTATTGCTTCGGCTGATTTCTCAGATTTTCCTTTACCTTTAAGTTTGCTAACTAGTTTTGCAAATCTTCCACCACCTCCTGGCGTCATTGATTTACCTCCTCCGCCTTTCATTTTTTTACTTTTAGCAGCACTTTTCATCGGCTCTGTTTTGTTTCCGTCTTTATCAACATCAATGTAGTCTGGTTTTGCTTTTTTAGACTTAGGCATTCCAGACTGAGCTCTAGGACGGTCAAAGTTGATTTCTTTAGATGGTTCGATTATATCCCCACCCATTTGATATTTAGGAGCTTTATAGCCCCCACCCATCTTTTTTGATTTAGGTTTAGATTTTGAGTTCATTTCTTTTTTAATTTTAGCTTCTTGTTTGAGCATTTCTTTGGTAGGTTTTTTACCTGACCCTTTATTTGCTCGAATGTTATCCCAAAGCCCTTTTTGAGAATAAGATCCGTCTTTACGTTTAAGCATTTGTTTCAGTACTGATCAAGTTGTTTGCGTGCTAAAAGAAGTTTTATTTCATTAAGATCTTTTGAAACTTCTTTTAGCATTGCTATAATATCTCCATTACTTTGTTCTAAAACAAATATACGAGATTTAAGTTTGTTAATCTCTGTATTCATTTTAATATAAGTCCCAACCAAAGCCGCAGCTACAACTATAATTTCATAAATAGTTAAGTATTCCATTTTATGTCCAATTGCTGCAGGAACCGCAGTTCCAGATTCGTAATGATTTATTTATCCTTGAATTTGGGTCGTTTGCAGTTTTAGAACTAGTGTTTCGTCTTTTCATTCCACACATACGAGAGCAAAAAGAATTACGTCTTTTCCCTCCTTTAGGTTGTGGGGCTTTTAAATCTGAGCCGGGATTAGCTTTTTCGTAAGACTTTCTCCCTTTTTCATTCAATCCTCCTTTAGGATTTTTACCTTCTTTTCGCTGCCAAGCTTTAGTTGATGCACCTAATTTTAACATTTTCTATAAGCTATTATTACTTCAGAATCTAAATTGTCCTAAAAAATTTTTATCAAGGTCTGCAATTGCTTTTAGCAATCTTTCCTCATTTGTATTCATTATTGTCTATCTTGCTGTCTGTCATTTTCATCATCTGTAAATGAACCTGACAGTAGTTTAAGTTCTCCATTAACCAATCCTGCTGTGATTAAACTTACCATATCCATAGGCATTGGGAATGTGTAGTTTTCATCATAACATGGGCCGTCACAAGTTTTAAATTTTTGAATTTCTTCTGGGTCTTCAAATATTCCTCTTACATTGATGGTGTCCATCCCATTTGGGTTGTATACGTATAAATAGTCTTCTATCATATAAGTTTTAGGTCTGTTGGCCGTGTACTTATCATAAGGAATATAAGAAATTTCATACGGATGTACCATAGGTATGTGGCCCAAACCTGTAGTAGCACCTGTATAAGTTATTGCATCTCTAAAATTAAACCTAACTGTTCTAGGTATAGGCAGTACAGTTCGATAGACAGGGCAAGTAGATGGAAGATTGCAACATTTAGAAGCGTCTACACGTTCAAGTTCAAGACAACCTAAATCTTGCTCTAAGTGCCTTGTAATAATGCGGTTGAGTGCAAAATCTCTCCTGATAAAAACGGCTCTGTAATGCTTGATATTAAATTTAATTTGATCAAGCGAAATGTTTTCATCGTGATTAGATCTACCTCCTCGAATTAAATTTAAGAGGTTGTATGCAATCTCATCAAGTGTCATTTAATTTCTCTTTAACTTTTACTAACTCTGCGCATATTTCGTAATCTTCTATTGAAGAAAAGTATTCTATAATATCGTCTATAACAATCTCTGCTGTCTCAGGAACTTGTGGATCGTATGGAATAAATACCATCTCTCCTTTAGATTCTAACAACTCTTTAAGAGTCATTCTGTTTGTAAGTATTAAGTAAGCGTTGTAGTAAGCTTCGTCTAAGATTTCTTCTTCTACATAGTAGCTAAAATCTTCTTCAGACATTTGATTGAAGGTATCCATCAAATCCAGTTTTTTTATTCCATATATAAGCTTGTCCTGCTCTCGCAGCTTCGTACCCCATAAGTTTGTGCCACTCATCAGAAGGGCATATACTAGGTATGAATCTAACCTTAATTCCTCTGTACTCATTGACCATTTCTTTATGTAAATGTCCGCAATGAGCTTCTCTAAAAATACTGCGTGCAAACATTTCTGGTTGTTCTGTAGCCATTATAAGAGGCATATCCTGCGGCTTTTCTTTGTCACCATGTGTAAACATAATCATATTAACTCCGTATTCTACGTACTTACGTGAAGAATGAGAGTTATCTACAGTTACATTTTCATCGTTTCTATACCAACCTGCAAGTACATCTCCTGCGTAAAACATTCTTTCATAATCGTGATTACCTGAAACTACAATTACTTCTACTGGAGCTATTTCTTTTAGGTAATCTATAGCTGTTACCATTAGCTTCCAGTAACCTCTAAAGGTTTCTTTCCAACCCGCAGAGTCGTGTTGCGGAGTTCCTTTTGTAGTTGATTGGCGCATTCCTTCAGAGTTCATACCATCATTTCCAATTGGGAGTATGAACTTTTCTATATCTAATCCTTTACCTTTTTGAACTAGTGAGTGAACCATGCCTAAATAATGCATTTCAACCTCTTTAATAGTAGCGTCGTGCAACTTTCCATAGTGAATATCTGGGAGTGATATCTCGTACGCTACTGGATTAAAAATAGTAAAAGGTCGTGGTATTTTAGATACACTTGGGCTGTAAGATTCTGCAAACTCTTGTATCTCTTGCTTAATCTCATCAATGTTACTTCCTTCATTTTTAGTTACAACGGAAAACCTTTGTTTTCCTGCAGCAGTTTGCCAAAACTTAACACTAACTACATCGTTTGGGTTAATGTTGTTTGATTTTAAATGCCTATCGAATTCAGATATTACATTTTTATTTTTGTTTTCAATATCTAAACTCCTTAATTCTTTTTTAACTTCTTGCAGGGCTTCTTTACACTCTGTAAGATTTTTTATATTAAACTTAGCAGCTAAGTATTCAGGACCTTTTTTGAGGTAACTCTGATTATTCCTTAGGAAGTTTTTTATTCCGTCTTTTTTCATTTGTAGTTATTACTCGTGCTTTTTCATAAGACCTGCCACCAAAGTAAGCGCCTATAACTGTAATTAAAACAACTTCAAGCAAGCTTACCCAATGATCTTTTACTTCAAATTCTATGACCCCAGCATCTATAAAAACTAACAATACAGTAGATGTAACTAAAAATGCTAGGGTTAAAGGGCGAATGCTTTTACTTAACCAATTTCCATTAACCATGTCTGTTTCCCAGCGTTTGGTTATTTCACTATCGGCTTGTGCTTCAGCTTCAAGAATAATCTGCTCAAGCTTTATTTTAAGCTCAAGTTTTTCTTCTTTCGTAGTTACTACTTCATCAATGATATTAGATGCTTGTCCTACAAGCCCTCCAAATATTTTACCTAACACTCCTCCCATCTTAAGTTAATTCTATTAGTGTTCCTTCTACTGTAGTTCCTGCCGCATTGCTTGCGTAGACTTTAATATCTTGCCCTGTAGATGAATCTGTAAACCAGGGAAACATAGCAAATTGTCCAGGTTTAATCTTCATAAACTCTACATTAGATCCTGCTTCTACAAATAAGTCATAAGTACTTCCAGTGTTTTTGATGAGTACCATAGCTTGTTCGTCAGCTTCTGTAAAATCTGCTTTTGCAAATAATGTAACGGAGCTTCCGTCAACAGCTGTAATAAGCTTTGCAATTTTTGCGACTACTCCAGTAGCTACGATAGAATCTATTTCTACTAGTCTAACAGGACTTGACATTAATCCTGAGGACTTAATTTCTACCCGTACGTTAATTGATGCCATTAGTTGTTATTTTAATAGTTTAAGCAAACCGTATGTTTGGTCTGCAGTTATATCATTGGGGAGTATATCCTCGCTAATTAAGTTGACCTTAACCTTAGACTCCATGTTCAGCATTTTTTCTACGACCTCTAATTGTTGTTTTCTTTCTTCTATCAGTTCTGCATGTTCTTTTTCTAAAGCTTCAACTGCGTCACTGTCTTCAGCTTCTATTTTTTCTTGCACTTTAACAGATAACTTTTGAAACTCTATTGAAGGAATAGATTCTTTTTCTATTGGTTGTAGATGTTCAGTTAAAGCGTTAATGTTTCTAGCTACTAGTAATGCAAATGCTTTTCCTTTTAATCCTTTAACTGCTTCTAGAGCTTTTAAAATTTGCAAAAACTCTCTGTTTGTTCCTGTAATTTGTGTCATGGGTTTGTTATTGGTTTATAATTAAAAAGTGTATTTTGTGTGCGTCGGTGCTAGTGTTTGCTGCCCCAGGGTTGCTTAATCTGATATTAAAACTTCCGCCGCTAATTCTACTTATTTGTGCTACCATTGTTGCGTTATCTACAGCTGACGCGGCTATAGGACATTGAACTGTTAGGAGAATTAAAGAAGTAGTAGTTACAGTACTGTTAGTAACTGTAAACTCTACTTCTGCTGCGGCGTTAAGTGCTACTCCAGCTAAAGTAATAATCCCAGAAGTTGCATTAACTGTAACTCCCGTTGAATGATTCGTAGCCTGTGTTACAGCTCCTTTGTTGGAGTGTACTAATCCTTCGGTGGCCCGTGTAATAACTAAACTACCGTTATTTACTGTAACATCGGAATTTTCATCTACAGTTACAGCGTGAGTGTAAGTACCTGCTACTGAAGTAATGAGTTTAATATTACCTCCTGTACCAGAGCCAGTATCTCCTCCATATAGTATTAATTGCCCACCTGTACCACTACCATCAGCATCACCTGCGGATAAAGTTAAGTTGCCTCCATTGCCGTTTGTAGTAGTAGTATCTTGTCCTTGCACCGCCAATGTTCCAGGAGTTGTTCCTGCTACAACTTTAATAGAATGAGATGTATTTGTGAGTAAGTCTATTCCCCCACTTAAGTTAAGTACAGCTGAATTAAAATAAGATCCTCCTGCACCTATGTAAGCGTTATTTCCAGTTACTCTAACACCATTACTGTTACCATCTGAACTAACATAGCCTGTTCCAAGGTCAATGTCATTGTTGTTCATATCTAAATCTGAAGATACAGATGCTAAAGATGAGTTGATAGTAATTGTCCCGTCACCGTTAGTGATAGTAATATTAGTACCTGCAGTTAATGTAGCTACTTGTGGGCCGCTAGTACCCCCAATTAATAACTGACCGTTAGTAGACATATCTAAAGATCTAAGCGTATCAGTGCCTGAAGCTTGAGTTACTACTACAGCTTTATCTAAAAATGAAGCAGCGTTTGTACCTCCATTATCTACCGGGAGAGTACCTGTTACATTAGACGCTAAGTCTACAGTAGATAAAAACGCAGAAGTTGAGTTATCACAATTGCTAAGAGTTATATTTGACTCTACTAGCGTTAGTACTATATCATTAGAAGCAGTAGCTACAGTTATTTTGTTGTTTGCTGATTCTATTCCTTTTAAGTTGATTACATTTTTATCTGTAATATCTACATAAAGATTTTCCCCAGATGCCCCAAGTTTAGTTTGAACTGTAGGAAATAAACTAGATAACAGGAATTTGTTATTAGTCTGTTTAGCTGCATTAGCTACTAATAGGTAGTCATTTGCAGTAACATTGGTTTTAGTAAGAGCTGCTAGTTCAGTAATTGTTGCCATTATAAATCTATATTATCCCCATTTTCAAAGGAGATGAAGTTTAATATATTAGACTCCCCTTGTTCGTTTATAGTTGGTAAGCGTTGGTCAGCAACAGAGCATACTGTACAGTACTTGCGAACAAAGTTAATAAAAGTTTCTAAATAAGTTTCTGTGCCTGTTGGAAGTTCTCCCCCATTATTAGTATAAGGGAAAGTATAGTTACAATTGTATAAGCACTCTAATCCTATTCTGTTTAACAGATACGACACAAGAGTAAGTTTAATTTGCTCTGTTGTATCACATACAATTCCTCCTTTTATTTTAAACAACATACGTGTACCTTCTTCAGCTACACAGGCTTTTATGTTCTTTAAAGTTGTTTCATAATTTATTGGGGAGACAGTAGTTATTACAGAATTTGGGATGCATTCTGGTTCGTAAGTTGCACTAAAAAAACAGCTTCCATCATCTACTGTTGCATTTGAGTTAAAATTTACAGCAAGGGGGTTTGTACATCCCTCAATTATACAACTTCCGTCATTAACGGTTGCCAGCGGATCGTAGTTTGTGGCGTTCGGATCAGTGCACCCACATCCACTAGTATTTACAGTTAAAGTAATTGGGGACTGCGTGCTTATTTCACAAGTATTATTAGTGCTAGGAAAGTACAGTACTGCAGTAGCACTGTAGATAGCTGAGCATAAGTTTTTAACGGCAGTTTGATTTACAGCAAGCTGTTGTTGAAATGGAGGTGTATTAGAGGAAACAGTAATTTGAAAGTTTACAGGAGAATTCACTTCAAAATTTATAATTCCATCACAGTTACTGTTCTCACAATCTCCTGTGGGATTAATTGTTGAAGCTGTTATAGAGAATTCATCACAATAAAAACATTTACCATCATCTACGTTTGCGTTAGGGTTGTAGTTTAAAGCGAATGGATCAGTGCATCCCGGAACAGTTACAATTCCTGGATGGTCGAGTGTTAATACTTCTCCGCATGTAGTTCCTAAATCTACTATAGTTACACTAGCTGTAGTGTTTTGAGGAATAAGTATGTTAGAGGTAAATGGATTATTTTCCTCTGTTGTAGAACCACTAGTTATATTAAAGGTTCCTAAAAATTCAGGAGGAGTTTGAGAATTATCTAACAAAGAATAATTTGCTGCAAATACCCCAAAAGCATCTACGATTTCTCCATCAGAAGACAGTCCGTAGATTGTTAATGTGGTCATAGCCTGGTCGTTATTTATTAACGTAGGCTGAGATAAAGATGCAATAACAGTTTGAGTGCAGACTGTTATATCGTCAGAATATTCACAATTTCCATTACCTGTATTGCCTGGGATAGGATTATAATTTGTTGCTGATGGGTCTAAACATCCGTCGTAGGGAACTGTAAATTTTTGATACCAATACCAAGTGCACCCAGACCCATTATTAAATACATACTCTAACCAGTATAATTGCCCAGGGAATAACCCAGAGTTACTTGAGGGCCCAGTTAAATGTTGGACAGAGTTAGCACTGCTCGCATCATTGGTATCTGATATCAAAGCTGAGCCTAGTAGAGTGGCTTGGTTACCACTATTTAAGTTTACGTCTTGAACTACGTCAGCGTCTGCATAAATATTTACAGTCCAATAAGATCCTGGAGATTGAGATAGATAATAAGCGTATTCGTCTCCAAATTCTTGAGGTGCAAAATTTCCTATTACGATGGTGTTGTCGTCATCAGTTACATCGTTAGTTGTGGTTATTGCTGATACTGAACCACTACTAGGCCACTGTGCTTGCAGCTCTACTTTTAAATCTTCACAATATATGCAACAGTTTGCACAAGCTTCTTCTGCATTAGCATCGTAATTTAATGCAGTATTATCTGTGCATCCGATAGATGCAATTTTTAACAGTGGGAATGTAAAAGAACGTGTAGTTCCTGTTCCGCCTCCAGTAACAGTTTCTCTAATGCTTATAGCTGCAGTAGGAAAAGAATTAAAGTAAGTATCTAAAGCGAATGATGCTTCGTGATTCTCCCATCCAACTTGAAGTACTGCAAAATCTCCTTCTATATTTAAAGCCTTTGTAGTTGGACTAGTATCTGCAACTCCTTTTACTGTTAAGCTTGTGGAGGAAAAGTCAGTTGCATCTGTAAATGTAGAAGAGCTTAAGTTTTTTTCTATGTATAAAACATCTGACAAACTATTTCGTACAGTTGTTTTTATTACAATATTTTCAGGCTCTCTTAAAGTGTATACACAGCTGTTGTTATTTATTTCTGTACCAGCTTCATAATTAGAGGCTGTGGAATCAAAGCAATCATATCCTCGTGCTCTTGTTTTAGTGCCAAATTCTATAAATTCTGTAGAAGCATTTTCTATATACACATAGAAGTATGAAGAGTTTTCGTTATATACTTCTGTAAAGTTTGAGGTAGTTAAATACTTACCTTGATTATTGCTGATAGCTTGCAGAATTTGACTAGAGGTTATATTAGAGCTTGTTACTCCTACGTATTCTAATCTTCTGTTTATGCTATCATATTTACTTATGTCTGCGCTAAATGCTTTAGAACTGTAAGATTCTGTTTCTACATAATCCCCATCTAAGTATACTTTAAATGTAGTTAATGGGGATTCTAAATCGTTTTCTCTACTTATAGCTAAAGTTCTAGGTTCAGTACTGCCCTTCCCAATATCTACAGAACTTAATTTTACGTAGGGGAGAGAAAATATTTGAGTACCTTGAGATTTAGAAAATACTGCTTTGAGCTGTATTGTAGCTCCACCTTTAGGTTTAAAGGTGTTTGAGAATAAAACCTCTATTCTAAAGTGTTTACTGTTTAATGGGTAGTAGTTTACTTCTTTTATATCAGTTTCTTTAAAACTACGTCTCCCTGAACTATCAGTATAGGCGTAAGGAATTACCCCCACTACTTGGTCAATAATTTGATAGGATGCAAAAGTCTGCCACGGAGCTGTGACAACTATTTTGTTATTACTGGATTGTGCGTAAAAGAATCTCATAATTTAGCATCCACATGCACATACTTCTGTGCAAAATTCTTTAGCTTTATTATACTTAGCTACTGCATCTTCGTAGTTACCGTTTATTTCTGCGGTGTACTTTGCAGCCCCAAGGAGTAAATGTATTTTTTCAGCTCGCAGTAACTCTTCTTTGCATTTGTCGCAATGACATGTGCAGTTAATTGCAGATTCTACAAGTTTTGCTATACAGCAATCAATCTCGCAACTAGCAACAAGTAGTGCAGTAAGAATAGTTTCATTATTGCGAATAACAGAGTACTGTAATACCCCAACGGAATTTAAATTCACATTAATGATAATGTACCCCCCTAAAGCAATTGCAGGGAAATTGCTGATAGTCCCATCGCCGTTTGTTACTTGAATAGTTACAACGGTACCGTTAGTAACAGTGTTTGGGACAGGGATGTTAAAGAATATTTGTTTACAGTTTGGGGATATGGCTGTTATCATAATGAGTAAAAAATGGGGGAAGTCAGTTTCCCAACCTCCCCCTTGTTAGTATTACCAAATAAATTCAGCAGCAGTTGCGATAGTAATGCCAAAAGCATCATCGTAAGTGGCTGTACCTGTATCCCCAACTACGGGCGCAGTACCGTCAGAATCAGTGAAATACAACACAACTTGGTTGAGTGTTCCGGCAGGTGCAATACCTGTAGAGGTTGGCCAGTTGTGTTCGTATTCAATAGTTACCTTGTCGTAGAAGTAGCCTTTAGTAGTGTACAAAGGCATGTTCTGAGGCAAGTACATACGGTTAAAGTTACCGTATCTTCCACGAGTACGAATTTCCTCCCCAGCTACTTGCCAGTCATTACCTACTCCAAGAACTTGTCCTGTAATGGTGCAATCTACGGGGGTGGTATCTTGGCTGAGATTTTGGATAATCAACTCAAACACCAATCCTGGGTGAATTGCAGTAATAACAATGTCAGTGCCTACGTCTGCTGCAGTTACCATTTTAGATAAAAGAGGGTGAGCAGCAATTGCGTTTTGTACTGCAGTTACGTTTCCAGCAGCATCTGCATCACTAACGTCTGGAATAACAACACTCATGTTGATTGCCTTGTGGTTAGTGGTGTTAAATGCTCCAAGAGGAAAGTCTACAAACAGATTCAACCCTTCTTGATCATAAAAACTCAAGTAATCAGTTGGAGTACTTTTTACAATAAATTTGAAATTGTACTCATCATTGTCGAGAGCTCCTGCTACGTTTAACGTCGCATCTGCAATAGTAGCTTTAGTTCCTACAAATGCTTGATAAGGATCGTATTTAATACGACGAATGTTTCGTGTATTAATCATCGGAGTAGCAATTGGGTTACCTGAAGTACCTTGAACAAATTGCAAGTTGTTGTACAACCACAACGGATTTGCAATAGCTGCAAGGCTTTCACCAGTATCCAAATCTGTCAAGTCAGCGGTAGCTTGGTACAAGGCTGTATTTACATAAGCGCCTGCCCCAGAGTTACCTGCAAGATTCCAGATTCCAATTTCAGGAGTACTTGCAATACCTGTAAAAGATGTGCCTGACTCCAAAACGTCGGTGTTTGAAATAAACACCTGTGATAAATTAGTTCCCATTTTAATTGTTTTTTTAGGGATTAAACATTAATTGATTGATTAATTATTCACTTTCCATTGTTTCTATGGATTGTGATTGATACCTAGGGTCTTGTATTCCCTCTAGTATGCTTTTTATAGTCATTTCTACGATTTCTTGATGTGTGTGCTCTGGTAGTTCACACCCAACACCAAGAATTCGATTCATTCTTTGCGGTTTTCTTATGTATGTTACTCTTGCACCTGTTACAATAAATTCGTCGTTTGTGTAAATTTTAATGAAGTTTTCATCAAATGTATACTTAGGCTTCGTAGATTTAGTTGTGTTAAATGGATCTTTTAACAGAGTGTAGATGTCGTCTAATTGAACATAGTTGCAAGCAACTACTCTTTTTGTAACCTTTACTCCAGACGGCACAGATCTTCTTCTAAGTACGTGCTCTTCGTGTGTTTCCATTGGTACTGTTTGAGTATCTCCTGTTACAGGGTTTTCCCAAACTAATGTAATTGTTAAAGGTCCTGCAAATATTTCAGTATTTATTTTTAAGTAGATTTCGTTGCTATCTACTGTTGGTGTAAACTCTACTGTTCCTCCGTAGTTACTTTCTACTGAGAGCACTGGTAAGCAGCAGTTATTAGTATAATTATTAGAATCTAAAAGTTGATCATAGGTCAGTCCCGTATTACTTTGAATAATTGTTATTGGGTTATTAGACTCTAATTGCATTTGTATTTCTGTAAGTATATACCCAGTTGTTGGGGGTGTGATACTTATTCTTTGGTAGGCAAATGTAGCTGTTGTTGTTTGAAATGTCGTAGGCCTACAAGCATCAGACACTACAGCTCTCAAATTTATTAAAAATAAGTAGTCATTTGGGAGAGCTACAATATCTGTAAAGTGTGGGCTATCTAACACATTCTCTGCTAGTACAATACCATCTAACTCAAATGTGTTTATTAGTGCCGATGATACTAAATTTCTAAGGTCATCAATTCTTTTTTGAGATTGCTCAAATCCTTTTCTGTATTTATTGCCTAATGGGGTGTACCTCTGTTTGATAAATCTATCCATAGCAGAGTTTAACTCATGGTCAATTTCCTGAGGTAAAAAGTTGTCAACCTGGAAAGATGCAATTTTTTGCACTCCCAGGTTGACAGCTATATGCATTTCGCTTATTGTCACTTTAGTTCTTTAAGTTGAGCCCTCATAGCGTTTACTGCGCCTGAGTTCTTTTTATTTTTAAAGTATACAATTGTGTCAGTAATATTCTCTCCGATAGTTTCATCAATGTAAATATGTTGATTCCCAATCAAACGAATTACTCCATACTCAATCATTTCTGAAATTTCAGATCTAATTTCTAGATCTTTATCTATAGCGTATTTTAAGAATTTCGCAGCATTTTGGTTTTTAATGTCGTACAACATGTTTTCAACCTCCATGTCTGTTAAACTTTCTGGTTTAGATCCGGCAGACAGTACTCTAAGTAGCATCCGCATTTTATCTACATTACCTGTAAGTTTGATGAATTCTTTATCAGCTTCTTTAGATATTTTAACCGCAGCATTCTTTTTAAGAAGATCTTTCTCTGGGTCGTATATGTAAAACTTTTTACGCCCATCTTTCTCCATCTCTTCTTTAGTAGAAGCTACAAGTCTGTGTTTAAGACACCATTGGTAAGTTAAATAATCTATTGGGTTAAATGGGTTGCCTTCCTCATCTTTACTGATGTCTAATTCTACACCTTCAAATGGAACTTTGACTCTCATAGATGCCCAAAATTCTTTTTCTTTTTTAGGCCATTCAACATGTCCGTAAGGTACATCAATAATGTCCTTTAAAAGTATTTTTGCTTCTTCGCCCTCTACTCCTTTAAGCGGTTGACGTCCTACATAAATAGAGCCAATTGTTACTTTAGCTCCTGCTCGAATCTCTTTTGGGAGGTGATTCAAAACCTCTTTGCGTCTGATAATAATTTTTCTCATTGTTCTTTTTTTAGTTTAAGAATAACTAGGATTTATAGTAAAGTTGGTTTTGAAAGGAGGGCTTTTACACCCCCCTTTCTGCAAACCAAACACAAATTACGATGCAACACACTGAAGATCTAAGCTGGTGTCAAAGCGACGAAGCAAGACGCCTGCAGTCTTTAGCATGTGAACAGAAGCACCGTCAATATCTGATGCACGGGTATCAGTAGAAGTAAATCCGTTAGGAACTACTGAACCTGCAACGCACCAACGAAGCATTTCACGACCTTTTTTGTTGATCATTTGAAGGTTGTTTTGACCGTCGTAAGTTGATTGGTCAACAAACACCATTCTGTATGATTCAAGTGGGAGGCCTGATTCTGGGTGCTTATTAGAAGCTTGAGCCACCGGGCCGTGGTCAAACAATGGAACTTTAACTACGTTAACTGAGTGACCATCAATGTGATCATAAGAAGTAAAGTAGCCAGTAATTCCAAGGCTTCTACCACTACCAGTGATGAACTTAGCTTCAGTAGTTTGAAGATAATTATTACCTGAACCGCTGTAGTAGTTGCGTAGTGCGCGATCAAATTCACGAGCCCCACCAATACCTGTAAACAATGTTACTTGTTTGTCAGTAGCGTCAGTCATACCGTAGAACAAATCACCAATAACATCCTCAATTTTAGACTGAGTCAAAGTTGAGTAAGTATCTTTGTTGATAATTTGCTCAAAGAGACCTGGACCTGAAATTACAGGCTGGCCGTTCTCATCCAACATTTGGTTAACACCATTGTTGTCATAAGTTTTTTCACCATACCAGTAGTACATTTCACACTCTTCTTTGAACTTGAGCATGTGACGATATTCTTCATAGTCCATCCAAAGCTTAGTAGTGCGGCCTTCTTTCATTGGGAGTTCGAACTGTGCTACGTAATCTTTAGCGTTACCTGCAAAGTGGTAAGATTTACGAATCGTACCAATTTTAGAACGAACGAGACCTGGAGCTGCCCAGTTAGAAGCATTTCCACGAGAGAAGTCAACACCTACGTTTGCGTAAAGCATACCAAAGAGAGCGCCTGCGGCAATATCTGCACTTGGCATAGATGATTGGTCAGGAGATACAAGCTTGAGTTTGTACTCATAGCCGCCTGATACTGGTTGTGGTTCTGCCATAATACGCGCTAGTACCCCGGACTGAGATACAAGTGTGTAAGGGAAAATGAACCATTTGTCAGGGAATACTACTGTAAAGATAGCACCACCTGCTCCTGTACCTGTAGATGATACTACTGGGCGTACGTTTACTTCGTGAGTTTTTACTCGGTACTCATACTCGAAGCGATCAATAGATTTAGTGTTACCCACACCTTCGGTCAAAAACGAGAGAGGAAATTTCTTTTCTTCTCGTCCTGCCAGGTGAGTAATAATTGGGGAGAGCTCTTCGGGCTTCTCCATGAGAGCATTGACCAACGAGTTTGTGTCGGTCATCTGCTGGTCGTTGTAATAGGTTTTAAGAACCTGCATTAAAGCCATGATATTCTAGTTATTTAATTGTTAGTTGCCTATGTTTAAAAAAGCGCGGTCATGTCCAGATTGTCTGGATCAAATTCTTTTGGTTGTCTACTTTGTTTTGAAGCGCTTTTAACTCGTTCTTGATTTTTAGTAATACGTTCTTTCAAGTTTTTAGCGCTTACAGTTTTAGCTTTTGTGTTAATGATGTCTTCAAGTTTAAATCCGTTGTACATCAAATAGTCCATAGCTAATTTTACCTCTAATTGTGCTTCAGCGTAATCAATATCTCTTTGAGTTTCTCCGTTTTTACCTACAGGGTCAGAGATATAGTCAAAGAATTTAGATTTATGTTTATCAGGAATTCTAATACCTGCAAACTCATTTCCAGATTCTATGGTTTGTGCAACTCCTTCCCAGAACTTATCGTTTTCTTCTTGAATACGTTGCTGCTCTTGTTTTTGTTGTTCAACAAGAGTTTGTCTATATTCTTCTTGAGCTTTAGCTAACGCTGATTGAGCGAGTGTTGCCTTGTTGTACAATTTTCCAGAATCTTCGTAGTCTTCAAGCATTTCTTGAATAAACTGTTCGTCGTGTCCTCTAAGTTGTAGATATTGTGATAACACTACTTTTTGTGAGTTTACATCTTTTTCACTGATTTTAAAGTTATTATAATCAGTGTTGGGATTGTATGCTTCAAAGAACTTTTTGGAGTCTCCCCCAGCTAATACATAATCAAGATGTTTTTGAATATCTGGAAATTGCTCAAACAATCTATTTAGTTGCTCTTCTGCAATTTGTTGTCCAAGATCTTTAGTAAACTCTGTCAGTCCTTCGACTGTATCAGCATATTCATTTTCTAATTCAAAACCAAGAGTTTTAGCAATTTCACTTGCTACAGAGTCTAAACTTGAATCTTCATCATCGGCATCGTCATTTTCATCTTCAAGTTGGTCTTTAGAATCGTCGTCTTCAGAATCGTCTGATGTTTTAGAATCATCTTCATTATCATCTTTTTCTTCTTCAACTTTGACTTCCTCTGTTTTTTCTTCTTGATAAAGAAGTTGTTCATCTTCTTGAATCGAATCTAATCCATCTCCTAGAACGTTTTCTAGAGAAAGTGAGTTTAAATCTAATTTTTCCATTGTGTTAGTTGTTTTACAAAAGTATTTAAAGTATTTTATAGCTTAACTATAAAATTATTTATTATAAGAGTTATTAAATATATAGCACTTAGTACATTTTAGGGGCTTTATATTTTGATTTTTTGTCCCCAGGTTGATATTTTATAGAAGCTCCACCTTTTTTGTACTTTATTAACCCAAGTTTGTTAATTTCATCGTAGAATTTACTGTATGCTGAAGGATCTGCCTGTGTAGTTACAGTCCCTCCTGATTGGGCAGCAGGAGTTTCAATAACTGTCCCTCTTTGTGGGCCCATTGGGAGATTAGCAATGCCTGGGGGGACGTTCTCATATGATTTTACCAAATGTCCCTGCTCATCATACTTCTCTATATTTATTGGGGCTTTCATCCCCACAGTGTTGAATGGGGTATTAGGAGAGACGTTAGGGAAAACCATTTGAGCTGGAAGTTCAGCTTGAGAACGTCCTCTCAGGCCTTGCTGTTGTTGCTCTGGAGTTGCAGCTACTTCTACGTTTTGATTTTTTTGATTTCCTATACTTTGTACAAACTCTTGCAGTATTGCAGGATTTGCAAGTACATCTACAACAGATCCTTTAAACCCAAGTTGCTGAGCTTGTCTTGTTTGTTGTAGAATTTCTTTTCTTTCTGCATTAGTCATTTTGAGAAGCTTCGTTTATTTTAGCCGCAAGCTCTTGTTCTTTTATAGAAAGTTCTCTTTCTTTCATTTCATACTTTTTAAGCATGTCCTGCAGTTGTATGTTTTCTTTTTCACTAGAGTCTTTAGATTCTGCATTAATTAAAGCTAATTCTAATTGAAGCTGTCTATCTTTTTCTTTATCTATAGCTTCAGCTTCTAACTCCATTTGCTTCATCTGCATTTGCTGTTGTTGCATTTGCTGCTGTGCTTCTTGTTGGGCTTGTTCTAACTCTTGCCTTGCTTTCTCCGCTTTTTTAATTTTTTGTTTAATACCTGCAATGTTATCAGTATCAAGCATTTCTAAGATTTCAGAGGCGGGAGTCCCATTCTGAATCATAGCTTGAGCTAATCCCTTAGCTTGATTGAGTTTTTCTACATCTGCCCCAGAGTCAGAAACAAATACTCCGTATTCACTCTCCATATGAGCCATAGAATCTATGTCTATGTACTGCATAGTTGTGTCAGGCATTACATACATTCCTTTCTTACCAGTTACCCAAGCTTCTTTTGAGTAATCGAGTAGACCTTGTAGTTCACGTTGCTCAAAGTGTGAGAATTTACGGAATAGGTCTTCAGTAATATGTGAGGATTGTACAATAGCTTGTTGAGAAGTTCCTTTACCTTCATACTGTCCAATAGAACCTTGTCGTTGTCTATTTACCCCAGATACTTTCTCCCATTCTAACATTATAGAATCCAAGAGGACTATATATTGTTCAATAGTTTTAATAGACATGTCAAGCACTGATTGATGCTGCGGAGATAGTTGTATCCCTTCTTTATTATAGTCAACCCAGGCTATCCCAGTACCCTCAACGTAGTACATGAACTTATCCATATCCCATTTCTTAGGGATCATGTTGATATCGAATTGAGCGATGATATCCTTTGATCGAGCGATCGAGAGTTCAAGACGGTATTTGTAGATATTGTAGTTGAGCTGGTAGGGGATGCCTAGGCTAACTAATGAGATGTTATTAGAGTTAATGTCAGAGTATTTACGTCCGTTTATAGGAAGTTTACATTTTGATGGGTTGTCTAGTGATAATCTTTGGTTGGCTATTGGGTTTATGTCTATAAAGAATCTGTTGTCAATCTTAGTTCCTTTCCATACTTCGTTAACCCATTCGTAGTTTATTTTGCCCCCACGTTCTCTAAGTTCTTGCGGTAGTTTAAAATCCTCATCTACTTGAAATATCTCAACACTTCCTGTGTTGTCATCT